CGGCAGTTCAATTCCGGTATATACACACTCTTGCGTTTGAGAAAATCCACATCGTCAATGTGGAAGAAATCGACTATCGCATCTGCATCTTTGTCAGGAGTAGTGAATTCCACACCATGCATTTTCATGTAAGTCTTGTGTACTTCAAAATTCCAATTGACATCTTCCTTCACTCCAGCTAGGTCGTCGTCCCCATAAATAGATGGAGCGACATGATCCTTGAAAGGCTTGGGGTTAGAAGCGGCAAAATATGACAAGCGTAGATACAAACTGTTGACCGTCCCGTTAATTTGAACCGTACCTGAGACACCTGAGGGACCACTCGCGTTGGTCTCCAACATAGTGCCGTTGACGGCAATCTTAGGGTTGGCCATGTCGGTGGCTAGTCCGTGCATGATAAGGAGATCATCTTCAGTGTAATTTCCTGATCGGTCTGCAAACTGGATATAACACCACAGTGCCGCTTTCACTAGGATTGCTGCCATCTTGGTGTCAAAACCTTTATAGTCACCTGCCAATATTCGATCCTTTCCAAATTTTTCGATGTACTGCATTAGCTCTTCCCATTCATCACTAGAACAGTTTATACCAACTGCTTGTTCAGAGACTAAGGGGAATAGCATCATGATGTGCCAAACGGGAAGGAAGAGCCGTCGGATCTCTAGAACAAATGCTAACTGAGCTGCATAAAACACGCGAACTTTCTCAGAATCTACGTCTTTAGGTTCGTCTTTTAAGCAAGCCTTGAAGATGGGGTGGTACTGCTCACCTCGCCTGTAGTGGGCGCGTAAGTTCTCCACCTCATCCCAGAAGCACTGGTCTAGTACCTTTGGTTCTTTCATACCCTCGATGGGTTCTTCTGATATTTCAACATAGTTCATCTTGGCTCCCGACAAGGGATAACCCGGTGAGCTTTTAAAATTCAGAGCCTCAACACCTTTCCATCCTGGTACACCATTAACACACTGATTTGGGGTCAGTGGTTTACAGCGATTGTGGGCGATCTCGGTATCGAAGAGAGGTCCGAGTTGGTCTATGTAGTCCTGTATAGCCTCGCACAAAACTTCACCTGGAAAGCCTAGTGATGGTTCAGCAATTTTTGACATTGTATCATACCATGGTTTCCACTTCGGAAATAACTTCGGTGGACCCCAGTGGTTCTTGACTCCAAATAGTTCAGTTACATCATTAGCCCATGAATGTTCTTTGATGCTACTGGTGGGAGTTATGCCTCCATTGCATGTACCCAACACCTCATAAGCCGGTGCATCAATGTAATTGACGAATGACTTAGGGTGGATGTCCTCAGAAACCATGAGGTCCCTGTTGTACATCTTAGCACGCTCTGGTGAGGGATTGAATTGCTTCAGCACTCCAAGGTTCTTCTCGAACTTCTTGAGTGTATCTTCGATCTCCTTCCTTGTGACAAAACTGTAATACGCACGACGACCTTCAGAATGATTTTGTCCAGCGGTGTGAATGCCAAGTATGCATGGACAACTAGTGTGACTGATCCAAGGAGCGCCACACATGCCATCTTCAGTAAGCAAGTTGGTTCTATCACTACCGTGAACAATCTGACCAAAGAACGATCCATACTGTGGTGTGGCATAGTCGTATGATTGCGGCTTGCCTTCCACTGTACCAGCGAGTTCCAGTAGTTCACCCTCCTTTGTGCGAGATACCATCGTAACGAGGCTACTTAGCACTTCAGTAACGGGAAACCATTTGGTTAGGTCGCGTTTACTTCCACTATCAGGAACATAAACGACGCGTAAATCATGTCCTTCGACTTTGTGTGAATACACCAGGGATACTAGATGCTTGCGTGCTCTAGCCTTATCCTCGATAGGACCGCTGATAGTTTCGTAATACATATTGTCACGATAATTACCTTTGGAGTCTTTCCAATGATGGTCAACTGTCAATAGGTAATTCGATTTGAGGAACAATCCGTGAGTGTCACAGATGTCATTTTCCTCTGTTTTAGCTGGAGCTTCTGCCTTGATGCGAACAATGCTTTTCGCAACAACGCCCACCAACTGCTCCGGGGTTGATGTGTTAATGTCCCCTCCTGGAGACTTTTTGACCCATTCCTTTGACCACAAATTAGGTTTAGATTCTCGAACTTGAACTTCCTCTTCACTCTCAGGTGCAAGAGCAGATTCCGGCACAGGGCCATTCGGATCCACTTCCTTCTTTGGGGCCGGTTTTTCTGGTTCATCTTTACCAAGATTGGAAAAATCAACACATTTACTGATCCTCCGCGCAATGCGTAGTGCGCTATACGCGAGCAAAGACCATCCCAAGATCTTAAGAGCAAAGCTCAAGTGATTGTCACGTAGACGCTTCACAGTCTCGGGTAGTGCATTTCGCTCGTGTGCAATGCGCAACATGAGCACCTTGCGGCACCGACCAATTAAATAAATGTTGAATATCCATAACAGGAAACCGACACCATAGCACTGGCTGGAAAATGTATAATCCATATCATACCCTGATATTAGTCCCATGAGAAACATGAGGACCGCCAAACAGGTTATGAGAGAAACTATTACATTAGACCAACGGCTGGTGTAGAGTTTTGGGTTAATGATATCAAAGATCCAGTTCCATACCCACCATCGTGGATTTCCTTCCGAATCATGTAACCAATCATTGGGCATGTACGTTGTGAATTTCACAAACGGTGAATGCCAAAACCACCACAATAATGTGTAGTAAGTGCATAGTGTTACAGGGGCGCCTCTACTTTGAAGAGGTAAAAACGCCTGAGCTGCATAACTTTTGCAAGAACTAATGACAAAGTTTATGGCAGTGTCTGTAGGACTGGCTAATACATTGTCGATCCGACGTGCGGCATCGCCAATGCTCTCAGGTACAATTCCAGCTTGTGGTCTACCAAACCAACCACCAAACCAACTCGTGCTGCTACTACCACCAGTCGTATTAGTGGGTGCGGGAGCATGATTTGCGCAAGAGCATATAGCCTTGGGCATATCACACTTCTGGCACCATTGCATAGGACCGATTTTCGCCGTAGCGTACTCAACCAATTTTAGTTGGCCTTGGTAGTATTCACGAGCTTTAGGAATGTACCATTTCACAAACTCAGGAAAGGTTATCCCACGCTGCATCCATGACTCAGCGTATTCTTTCTCAAAAACATCCGATCCATCGGGAGCAGTAGAGAATTTTCCCACCTTGACATGTAGAATCCAAAAATCTGGGATCTTGCGCTCCTCAGGAGTTCGCCTAACGTTCCAAGCGTTAGCTTTATCCTGGTCTAGCATATGACCTCCATTTATTCTGAATTCTGGTTTCACTGTCACCGTTATGTGCCATCTAATCCGCCGAAGAACAGAGTTCTTCTTGTTGGAATACTTTCCGGCATCGAGATCCTCCTTATTGGAGGTCAAAACGAACACTTTCGGCTCAACTCGCACCTTGCCCTTCAAATGGGCCTCAGCTTGAGGTGCGGCCATCGGTACTGGGTTAGCTATATCAATGATGTCCCTTAGCGGACTCTTGTCTAGCCACTCAGCCTTAGTGTTACAAAAATCATCTCCCACAGCGGCAATGAAACATGTCTTCCAGCCATCCATAAAATTGGCACCTTCCTGCAAATATCCGATTAACTCATCCGAGAATTCGATGTTATTGGCAGCACAGAATATCTCAATAAACGCGCGATACAAAGTTGATTTTCCAACACCAGTATCGCCAAAGAACAATGCGGTTTCTGGGACCACTCGCAATCCAGCTCCATTTCTGAAGGTGTTGTATGTGGTGGAGATACCCTTAATTGTCCTCCTGTAAACTCCTAGTTGTGTTTTGATCATTGGATCCGTTGCATTTCCATGTAATAGATCAATTTTCTCCTCACATTTTTGGAGTATACGAGCGTAATGATTTTCCGGTTGACCAGTCCTACTCGTGTAATTTCCAGTTTGAATGTCCTCAATGTGTTGTAAAAGGAAGAAGTAATCAGTCTCAAACGATGTGATTTCATCTTCTGAATAGAACAAAGGAGTGATACTCCCAGTTGTGAAGCATTTGTAACCAGTTTCGACAAAGAATAGAATCGAATCAAGGATTGATGTAACCAAGTTGGGCGCATTCATAGTGCGCGGTAGAGCTTTCGCTCGGTACAATTCGAAGCCATTAAAATTCCATGATAGTTTTGCAGCCGAACACATTTGAAGTGAGATGGCGCAACTAATAATAAAATTAAGATGCTCGAAAACTTGGTTCCTTTTTACGGTTTTCCAATTAGCAACCGCGGAACGTAATGTCTCCACGAAGCTATTTCCAATACTTTCCGGTTGGATACCACCAAATGTAGCGTCAAAAGCCTTCTTAATCGAGCTTAAAACACTGATACCAGAATACTCATGTGCGCCAGATGCCATCTGCAAGATGAGCTGTTCAGTCGTTGAACACTGTGACAGCAAAATTACATTGAACACGCATCTTTCCACTTCAAAAAGAGCTCCACTGTCTCGTTTGAGTCCGGTGGTAGCTTCAACCTCATCCAGTATCCCTGATAATTCTCCTAGAATCTCCATGGCGCGTGTCGTCTTCTTGACACCCTCGCCTATTGATTCAGGGAAAATCCCTTCAAAAATATTGAACGAGTCCATTTCCTCAGCGGTTAGATCAATGGGAAAATCGCCCACAGGTGTAAAACCTAGTGGTGGCGTTTCCACTTCGCGCACAACCTGATTATTGGTTGTTTTGAGTTTGGAATTTCGACTAGTTCGAGTGGCATTCCAATCCTTCTCCATTTCCTGGACGGCGTTGTATAACACACGTCGCTCACGCTCTGTTGCCATAGAATCATCGAACCACTGGTCCAAAGGAAACTCAACAGAGTAGAGAGTTGTCAATTGCAACTCGAATCGGTGGTCCAGTTTTAACACTGGCCACGGGACAGTATTGTAAGTACGTCTGAATGCGATCACGGAGAGTAAGTCGTGTTGAGTGTAGTACTCACGACAATCTTCAAAATCACATTTTGCAACATACTGTCTACTGTCAAAGGCTGACTTGGATCGCTGTCGACCCAGTCGCTCCCAACCCCTCTTAGTGGGGATGGTGTATGGATAATGTACAATGTACTCATCCTCTGTGTAATTGGTATTAGATAACGTATCAATAAAGAATAGCTTGCTAGATGCAGAGTTTGCACCAGGTTCTTCCTGGTGCGTCGTGTTTTCGTTAACTGATTTCATGATGGAGGTTGCGATTTACTGGATATTAATACTGAATGATATGATTGAGTAGTTTATAAGTAAATGCAATAACAAAATGAGATAATAGCTTCCTGAATTCTTGACTTCTGTTTGACACCACGCGGTAAAACGTGGAAACAGTGGGGACTCTGCAGCCTAAGTAGCGCTCCTGTCGACTGACCGTTTACCTACTCGTCCTCACCGGGCAGTGAGGCCCCATGCCGAAGGCACCCCGACATTGGTGTATTTATGGTTTCCCAAGTTGACATATCACATTCTCCATGGCGATTCTCGCTTAGGATTTCCGGAAAGAGATCTCATCAGAACACCGGTGCGTCTAATAAAGGCATCCACCTTTTAAAAGACATACCACTAACAATGATTTCTCAAACTTACTAATCCACTAGAGTCAACTCCCCCCGTAAGGGTCGTATCTCGGCCAGTATTACCCATTATGCAGTGTTCTTCACGAAGAACGATTCCACCACAGGGAAGGGGCTTTTATGCACCGTTGATAGCCAAAACCTTCACTAAATCCTATACCTAAAAGTCCGGTTTTACCTAGACCGCACTATCCTCCCCGAGGAGAGGGTTACCTACAAGCCCATTTTCTCACAAAAATGGTATAGTCACACTTTTCTAAAAGGTATCTGTTTTCCAAAATATGTACCCTGAAGGTTCCCTAAAAGCCTACAACACACTTAATCCTTAATACTTTACAAATAGAGTACAACTAAAATAATGTACAAGCAAACTAAAGCTAACTAGAGCACACTAGATAATGTGCAAGCAAACGATAAAATGCTAAATCAAAATAGAAAATACGTAAGATTGCTAGATCAAATGATAAAATATGTAATAATGCAATATATAAAGTTACAATACTAGATATGTATATATGAAAATAAAATTATGAATTTGGTTATGAAATGAATATGTAATGATGATAATAATATACAAAAGGTTATATACAATGCGTCCTCCAGACGCGCATAACTTTCCCGCTCAGTGGGTTTAACTGTACTAGAGTGCAAGAGCAGCACTAAAGTATAACCACTGCGGACACGGATTATCGATAACAAGATACCGACTACCGTCCTTCTGATTTTCTAACCTGGTCCTCCACCAGTTCCAACTGTTGGGGGGGTTTGAACACTTTCCCAGTATCCGGGTATGTATAACTGTAAACAAAACTACTTCTAACGAGCTGACGCTCGTCTAAAAGATAGCCTGCTCAACTCGCTGAAACTCTGCGCACGTGTTGCGT